AAAAAGCACCAGCCGACTATGTCTTTGGCTTAGACAATCAGCGAGACAATAGACAATTTGTTATTGTCACAGAAGGCGAGATGGATGCGTTATTGACCAGTGGATTAAGTATTGGCAGTAATAATTTAAGTGATCATCAAGCACAACTGATCGAAGACTTAAATATAGAACCTATCGTGATTCCAGACGCAGACAAAGCAGGTAGGGACCTAGTAGAACGTGCCGCCGACTACGGCTGGAGTGTGAGTTTTCCCGAATGGGAAAACTGTAAAGACGTCAGTGACGCAGTAATGAAATATGGACGCTTGTTTGCTATTCACAGCATACTACAAGCCGCAGAGCATAGTCCAACAAAAATTAGATTAATGGGAAAGAGATATTGTCAATGAGTAATGAAGTAAAAGAATATAGTGCAGATCTACAAAAGTTATTTTTAGAATTCCTAGTAAGCGACAAGGAACTACTGAGTCGTTGTCAAAACGTTTTAGAAGGTGCTTACTTTACTAGAAGTTTACAAGCCACAGCAGAGTTTATTAAAGAGTATGCTGGCAAGTACAGTGATTGTCCTACAGTAGAACAAATCAAAGCAGTAACAGACACCGACCTTAGAATTATTCCAGGCGAAGCAAGCAGTCACAAGGAATGGTTCTTAACAGAGTTTGAACAGTTTGCCAGACACAAAGCATTAGAGAAAGCAATTCTTGCCAGTGCAGATTTGTTAGACAAGCAACGCTATGGTGAAGTCGAAAAGTTAATCAAAGATGCTAGTAGTATAGGTCTGCCAAAGAGTTTTGGCACAGACTACTTTGCTGACCCTAAAGGTCGACTAGAAGCATTGAGAAGAAATAATGGTCAAATTAGTACAGGTTGGAAGACCATTGATTATAAATTATTTGGTGGATTTAACAGAGGCGAACTTAATATTTTTGCAGGCGGCTCTGGTGCAGGTAAAAGTTTATTCTTACAGAACCTAGCACTCAATTGGAGTTTACAAGGACTCAACGGTGTTTACTTTAGTCTAGAACTAAGTGAGGGATTAAGCAGTCAGCGTATGGATGCCATGCTTATGGGCATAGGTACTGCTGATATTTTTAAAGACTTAGATAACGTTGACTTGACAATTAGGCAAATGGGTAAGAAAGCAGGTAAGTTGCAAATGGTACAACTCACCGCGGGTGTCACAGTAAATGATTTAAAATCATGGTTGAAAGAATTTCAGATTCAACTTAATAAAAAAGTTGATTATGTTATTGTTGATTATTTAGATTTGATGTCTCCTGTGTCTGTAAAGATATCAGCAGAGAACACGTTTATTAAAGACAAATACGTTTCGGAAGAACTTAGAGCAATGGCAGTACAAGACAAATACTTGTTCTGTACAGCAAGTCAATTGAATCGTGGAGCCGTGGAAAGTGTTGAATTTGATCACAGTCACATCAGTGGTGGTTTAAGTAAGATTCAAACAGCAGACAATGTGATTGGTATCTTTAACAGTATTACCATGCGTGAGCGTGGTAGGGTGCAGTTACAGTTTATGAAGACACGTAGTAGTAGTGCAGTAGGCAGTAAGATCGAATTAGAATTTAATACAACTAGTTTACGTATCACTGACTTAGATGAAGATAGTCCTGATGTACCAACAACGGCAGATGTGTTACATGATAAACTTCGCCGTCAGGCCCAGACAACCGAAGCTACTAGTACTCCTAGTTCGTCAACTACATGGGAACGACCAAAGGCTCGTGAAGGATTTAGTTTAGAGAATCCTCAACCTAAAACAGAACCATCTATTACTATAAGAACAATGGATAGTAATAATAAACTTAACAATCTTCTTAAGAAGAGTTAATTATTTTAAACTACGTAAAGGCTCTTGTGGTTCCACAGGCTCCACTGAAGTAGGAGCACCAATTTCCGGATCAGGTTCGGTAGTTTGTTGTTGTGCCTGTGCGGCAGCTTCCGTATCTTTATTCAAGTCTGTTTTTAGTCTTTGGAATAAAGCATTATCTTCTGCAACATAAGCAAGTACTGTTTCTAACAAATCCATCAACGCACTCATTTGATTCAAGTTGGGACGTCTATTCATGTACATTGCACGAACACCTGCTTTTAAATCAGTGTAATGATCTTCTCCAACAGCATCTTTAATTGCTGCCAAACGACTCATAGTACGAGTAAAACTGCTGTGATCAATCTCTTTGCCACTGACATCCATCTCTGGATCGTGATGAGTTTCCGGCGCCGCTTCTTCAATCGAACGTAGCTTGTTCAAAATCGTTCCCATATCAAAATTTGTGCTCGACATCATAGTCATAATAGTGCTCCACTGTTAAAGTTATTTATCAGTTTGTTGGATAAATACTTTCAAGGATGGACTATAATAGTGCGTAAACATACACGATCTTTACTTGAAGAAATTACCAATATTGTACCGCAAAGAGACAGGGAAAGTTTTGTAGAAAGCAAAGCTGTACATGTAATTGCCAGTGCAAAGTACCTTGTTGAATATATACAAGAGAATTTTAATCAAGAGCAAAGCGAAGATTTATTAAAACGTTTATTCAACAGCTTAAAAACTGGGGACGAAATGAAATTCCGTAGAGGAATTAAACAAATTAAAGAAGCAAATAATGGAAGAATTTGAACATTTATCTGGATGGGACTTACTTGTAGAAAGCAGACAATACCGCTCAAGCACGGCTAATCTTAACCTAAGAAATGTCAGCGACTTTGCTTTTTTAGATATGATATCATTATTCATACTTCAAAATGAATATGAAACAGCACATATATCAAAGAACTATGCAGATAAAACTATTGGATTTAGAAACTTTCTACGTCCTAGACTCAGCGGTACAGACTTATATACTAGCTTAAACATACTAGCAAATCCTGACAGCGTGTTTAGTAAAAAGATACATCAAAATCCAGAAGCGGATGCGCTACTTAGAGCAAAACTAAAAGTACATACGCCCACAGTTAAACGTTATTTGGACTTATTAGCAGATGGAAGTTTAAGAAAAGAAGACGCCGCAGTATTGCTATTACGTTTAGAAAAACAATTAAACATCACAGACAGCAAATTAAAAAGCATTCGTAGACTGGCACAAGATTGGGGCGGCATTAATGATATGCAAAAAGAATTAGTAGTTCAACGTATGCTACAATACTATCATAGATTTGCTAAACGCAGTGAATTATCAGTGTTCATTGAAGAGTTGGGCAATACTAAAGGCTATAAATTAAATGCTCCTGTGGATGCTGATCTAACTAATTTAGGTTATGGACAAAAACCTGAACCAGGTAAAAAAGGATGGTTGGCTACACTGGCCCCAGCGGCTGGTTTAATAGCAGGATACAAGTTGGGCTATGCACTAACTGGTCCAAAAAACAAACATTAAATAGCGTATTAAGGCTAAATAGCATACGGAACATAGTTTTCGAAGAAACAAATTAGGAGAATTTTATTATGGCAAATGCAGCCCCATTTACAGCAATCGGACGTACCGTATTCATCAAGTCTTTCTCTAAGACAAACATCACACAAACAGAGTTAGATGCTTTGGTACAAACTGTTCAACAAACAGCTACAATCACAGCAATCGGCGCTTTCACAGCCGGTACCAGCGATGTTGTTAACATGATCATTGAAGGTGCAGACGTTTCAGCGGCCACTGGTTATACAGTTGCTGACGTAGCATTCTAAATTTTAGAGTGTAACTTTTTCGGGATGGGAAGCCGCAGTTTACTGCGGTTTTCTTTTGGCTATACATTAAACAAATTGTCAAAAGAAGATAAATAAATTTAAGAAAGAATAACTTTCGACGAAACAAAATTAGGAGAATTATATCATGGCAAGAGTAAATGGTTTAGGACACGCACATGCTACATTATATAGCACAGCACAATTAAAAGCATTCGTTATCGATGCTGGCGCAACATTAGCAACTCAAGGTGGTATTGGCGGAGCAATTGAAGCTTTGGCACAATACCTACAACCTTTAATGATTGAAAGCACTAGCACAGCAGGTGCTGTACACGTGATCATGGACGGTGTAAATGTTGATGCGGCTACATTGCAAGCAAACATTCGTGCATTGGGAACAATTAACACTTATGACTTCAGTGGCGCAACAGTTACATTGGGCACACACATCGTAGTATCTTAATAATTAACTTTATTCGGGATGGGAAGCCGCAGTTTACTGCGGTTTTCTTTTGACTGAAATAAAAGGTTAAATACGCTAACAGGAGAATTAACATGGCACAGAGCACAAACAGAACAGGCGAAGTTGTTGGTGGCAACATCGAATTTTTTAGTTGCTACACATTGGTAGATATTACAGATACAGGTGTGTATGATCCTAATGCAGGCAACTCATACGAACAAGCACAGAATTTAAATTCTTTGCTACAAGCAATTAGTCTAGGCAGTCAACCTGTATTATCCAGCGTGGAAAAAATCACAGCGGCAGATGTCGCAGACTATGAATTCGGCACAGATTTTACAGGTAATCACAATATGTGGGTATTACGATTTGCCAGTGAACGAGTGGGATCTATATCAGTGGCGTCTTTAGTCAGAGATATTGACGGCTTACCAGTATACGATGACTTAGACGAAACAGCAACATTTGACAGCAACGTGTTTGAAACCGGTGCTGCCGACCAACTTAACATATATTTTATCCGCAACGATAACTTATAATTTAGATAAATACACTACATAATTAGGCACCAGTCCATTGGCACAAACTTAGGCATTTGAGATAAGAATAACACATTTATAAGGAGTTAGTGTTTAATGGCAACCACAACAGAGAGACTAGGAATAGTCGAAACAAAGGTCGAGAATCTTAATGAGAAAATTGACGACTTAAAAGTAGACGTAAAAGACATGCACGATTGTCTAGATAAAACTAGAGAGACTATCGAAGAAAAATTAGAACAGATGTATCAAGCCAGCTGTACTCAACACGCCGAAATGTCTAAAAAGATTTCGACCATGGAACGTTTCAAAGACAAATGGATGTACACATTTGGCGGCGGTATGATTGTGGTAAGTTGGGCCAGCGCAAATACAGAAAGTATTATAGCAATATTAAAATGATGGAATTTGAAATTATAGTCGAAGACACAGAAGAGCCTTTAACAGAGGCTAAACGTGTTTGGGCTAAACGTGGTAAGAAATTAAAACGTATGATTCGCTGTACCAGCGGTAAGAAAAAAGGTCGTACAGTAGCCAGTGTCGGTGCTTGCAGTAAAGCAATAAATATGAAGAAGAGGTTTATGATGAAGCGAATTAGAAAACGCTTCAATGCTAAAATTGTTAGAAAGTCAAAGAGAACAAAAGCATTTAATCCTATAAGTAAACGATTAAAGACAATGAATAAAGCAACAAATAAAAGGTAACATATATGGCAGACGATCGCAGTTTAAAAGACATTATCAGATTTCTAGATCCCAGTGGAGAAATCAGTGATGGCGAAATTGCCAACATTGCCAATGATTTGAAATTCTCCGAAGTACTAGATCTAATATCAGCAGTCAGTGATGATAAAGTAGATGCAGGTAGAACAATTTTAAGTAAACATGATCCTAGATTTAGTATTGCTCAAGAGTATGCTGGCGCCAGCGGAGCACAACAAGGTGGATTTAAACCTATCAAACCAATCGGTAATAGTCCTACTATTGCAGGAACTCCAACCAATCCCAACGGACCACAAGACGCAGAACAAGGTGATTTAGAAGCCATGGTCAATGATCCAATGAACAAGAATAAACCAGAAGTTAAACAGATACAAAGTCTATTACAAAGGTTGCAGAACAGATGAAAATCGACGATATCATTTCCGAATCGTATAAAGGCTATACTGGTCGCATAAAAGATTTCGGATCAGTTAAACACGGTATAGATCAATCTATACCCAATGCCAGAATTGAACCAGAAGTTCGAAATACAGATACGTACATGCAAATGCGTTATGGTATTGCATTGGCTGCGGCTGCCGCTCACGGCGATGACGATTTTGAACAAGAAAGTGCCTGGGCAGAAAACTTAGGTATGGTTGGTTATAGTGACGCAGATGTAGCGTTAATGGACGCTGCCGATAAACTAATGGGTGTTACAAGTATTAAATTAAGCGGAAAAAGTAAAGAACGCGATGACACTGGCACTACCAGTGCCGTGGCCAGTGGATGGAAGAAGTTTGCAAAATGAAAATAGTTGAACTGGCATCCGGAATTAAAACAATGATTACCAACGAGCAACAAGAACTCGTTAAAGAAATTAAAGAATCAACTCACATTTCAAGAGAAGATTTAGATGAACGAAAGCAAAAACTAGCAGAACAAATGACTAGTCTTGGATTATTAGATAGAATATACGATGAAGAAAAACAAGCAATTATCTACAAACTATTCAGTAGATAAAAAAGTCGCAGATAAGCTGTCGTCAAAAGTGGCAGCAATGCTAGATGACGCTATACCTACAAATATACTAGGTATGTTAGTCACTATGAAAGAACAGGAACGCAGTCTAGTGTTCTATGACAGATACAGCTTAAATGTTCGCAGTAAAAATGACTATTCTATCATAGACTTATACACCAAAGAAGCAGTCTTTGAAAAAATTGCATTATTTTCCAGTGCTTTACATATAATATTTTCTTTACATAAAGGTGTACATGCAAGTGCTCCAAAAGAAGATATGATATACGAACTAGATCAAGAATACTTTCGATGTGTAGAAAACATCAAGTTTTATAGACAAAAGATGAACTCAGTTAACCCTGAACTAATCCCGCTTTTTGCAGACAGATTGTCTGATGCCAAGGCTAGATTAGAGGAAACTAAAAACAAATTATCTAAAACATATTGATAAATAATCTAAAGGATACCTATTATGAATACCTCTGAAATTTTTAACCCTGCACAACGCAAACAGCGTGTAGTAGAAAACTTCTTAAACAGCCACTATGGCTTAAAACTAGCCGCGCATGGCGATTCTGTCAAAGTACAATCTTTGATCAGTAAATTAGTTCAAGAAAACCATCAATTTGCCAGTGCAAAAGTCGGCTTTCAAAACGATGCTACTTATGTAAAGAACACAATGATCATCGAAGCACTTCGCCACATTCTTAAAGAGATTGGACCAATGCGCTCTACTCGTAGAATGAACGAACAAAGCGGCGAAGATTTGGCGCAAGCTGAACTCATCCTTGTTGCTCAGAACATGGTCGATGATTTACAAAAGATGGCTGAAGATGTTGCTCAAATGCAAACTGACGAACTAATGCCATTAGAAGAAAAAATGAAAACAACATTTGGTCAAGAGCAAGGTACTGCGTTTGGGCAAGCCGCTGATCAATCATTTGGTACATTGTTGGATGCAGTCAAAGCAGCCAAAGATGCACTAAGCAATGCAGTTGCAGTTCTAAAAGGTGAAAGCCCAATGGGCGGAGACATGGGCGGTATGGGTGACGACCTAAGTGGTGGCATGCCTGCTCCTGCTATGGAACCAGCCGGTGATCAGTTTGGTATGACTGATGCTGCCAGTGGCGAAGAAGAATTGCCTACAGGCAGAGAACTAAAGTAATGCGTTTATATGAATTCGTCGACAGCGACGAACAAGTTTTAGGTATCATCAAGCCTTTGCTTTTACGAGCAAAGGCCGAAGGTGCTACTTCGATTCCAACCAATCAATTAATCAATGACATCAACGATTCCAGTGTGTCGCCAGAATTGTTAGTTAACATTTTAAACAAACATAGACAAGATTTAAAAGATATTATCACGACAGCAACGTATGATGAAATTATTTTGAACAACAATGAACTTAGATCAATGACCAGTGACTATGATAAAGATGTTAACAAAATGAAAAGCACAGCATTAAAACAAGCAATGGATAAATTAAAATGATAGCATCTATAATGTTAACTGCCACACAGGCTAGAAGCAAAGCTCAAAATGATTTAACTATCTTCAATGAAGTTCGCGACATCGAAGAAGCTATATTGACAGCCAGTGTAGCCGGTGCATATGATATAACATTAAATGGTACTACTATGACTACTAGTGCAACATACGCAAATGTATGGAAAGGTGTAGTTGCTGATAGAGCAAAAGAAATCCAAATGGCAAGTATAATTAAGTACTTTACCGATTTGGGTTATAGTATTGAACGTAGATCCAACTCCACTACTGGTACAACATTCGATTGGCAAGTTTACTGGTAATATATAACTAGACATTATACCACTTTTAGTGTATAATAGTTTATATGTTATTAAAATCAATCTACGAATACAAAAAACTCAGCCGTGACGAATCCACAGGCAAGCGACTTTATGCTTGTCCTGATGGCTCAAAAGTTCCCAGTGTCACAACAGTTCTTGACTCAACTAAAGATAAAACATTCTTAATCGAATGGCGTAAACGTGTAGGCGATGCCGAAGCTACTCGTATCAGCACAGAGTCAGCAGGCCTTGGCACATTGATGCACACACATTTAGAATACTATGTATTAGGCAAAGAACGTCCGCAGGGAAATAATCAAGTTCAACTCATGGCCCGTGCCATGGCAGACACTATGATCAATGAAGCGTTCATTGAAATTGACGAAGTATGGGGCATTGAAGCCGCATTATACTATCCTGGCTTGTACGCAGGCACCAGTGACATGATTGGTGTCCATAAAGGAACGCCTGCAATCATTGATCACAAGACAACAAAGAAAACTAAAAAGAAAGAATGGATCGAAGATTACTTTCTACAATGTTGCGCTTATGCACTAGCACATAATGAAGTACATGGCACAGATATTAAGAAAGCAGTAATTAATATTATTGACCGAGATGCTAAACTGCAAAGTTTTGTCATTGAAGGCAGTGAGTTTGATCATTACAGTGATCTCTGGGCTCAGCGTCTTGATCAGTATTATAAATAAGCATCTAGTGGAAAACAATTTAAGTATTTGGTACAAAAACACTACAGAGCGAATCCTTGCATGGCGAGAATTTAGAGAACAATCTGTAGACATGGGCACAGACAGTCTTATACAGGCTGTAAACACTTGGTGGACATTTTCGCCCTGGGTTCGCAAAACAATAGATGCTTATAAACCAGAAACGTGGCCCAGTCCATGGGATGTGCTCAACAAAGGTGAAGTTTGTCGTAGTGCAATCGCATTGGGTCAAGCATATACATTATGGATAACCAGTCCAACCAGTGATGTAGAACTTTGGTTAGTAAATAATTTCAGCGAGAAAGACGTACATCTAGTAGTAGTTATTGATGAGAAGACTGTGCTAAATTATACTCTGGGTCATGTATTAGATATCACAGAATGCGACTTCGAGGTTCTAAATAAGACCACCAAAAAAGACTTGACTCACATTAAAATATAACAGAATTATTACAACGTAGAGTTAAATAGAATACTAAAATTAAAATAAAAACAACCGATAAGGAAACAACAACACATGACAACATCAGCCCGAGCCATCACTGTTATTAAACGCAGTGGAGAAAAAGAAGAATTAATGATTGAGAAATGGCAGGCTCAAATTACTAAGATATGTTCCGGCATTGCAGACGTAAGTCAAAGCATGGTAGAGATCAAAGCACAACCTCATTTCTATGATGGCATTACTACACAGGAAATTGATGAGATTACACTTCGTGCTATAGTCAATCTCATTGACGTAGAAGCCAATCCCGACATTGGACATACAAATTATCAATTCGTAGCAGGCAAACAACGTTTAAGTATGCTACGTAAAGATGTCTATGGTAGCTACGAAGTACCACACCTTTATGACATCGTTAAAAAGAATGTAGCCACAGGTCTATATACAAGCGAACTTCTTGACTGGTACAGTGAAGAAGATTGGAACAAGATGAACGACATATTGGATCATGAAAAAGACGAGCAATATAGCAATGCCGCCATTGAACAGCTCATTGAAAAATATCTTGTAAAGAATAGATCAACAAAAGAAACTTACGAAACTCCACAGATTAGATACATGGTTGCCGCGGCAACTGTGTTCCATAAAGAAGAGCCCAATGCGGCTCGTATGCGTTATATAAAGGAATATTACAATGCGGCCTCTGACGGTTTATTTACTCTCGCTACTCCTGTACTTGCTGGGCTTGGGACTCCTACAAAGCAGTTCTCTAGTTGTGTACTCATTCGCAGTGATGATGATCTTGACTCCATATTTGCTAGTGGAGAAATGATGGCTAAGTATGCTAGTAAACGTGCTGGCATTGGTTTAGAAATTGGACGACTACGTCCCTTGGGCAGTCCCATCCGTGGTGGTGAGATTATGCACACAGGTATGATACCTTTCCTGAAAAAATGGTTCGGCGATTTACGTAGTTGCAGTCAAGGAGGTATTCGTAATGCAAGTGCTACTGTTTTTTATCCTATTTGGCATCATCAGTTTGATGATCTTATTGTCCTTAAGAACAACCAAGGAACCGACGAAACCCGAGTCCGTCATATGGATTATGGGGTTGTGCTTAGTGCTTTCTTCTGGAGAAGATTTAAAAACAAAGAACAAATAACATTCTTTGATCCAAATGAAGTTCCTGATCTTTATCAAGCATTCTATAGTAATACAGAACTGTTTGAAGAACTCTATCTGAAATACGAAAAGCAATCAGGCTTGCGTAAGAAAACAATGAGTGCTGAAGAAGTATTCAAGTCAGGCATACTAAAAGAACGTACTGATACAGGACGTATCTATCTTGTGTTTATAGACAACGTGATGAAACAAGGACCATTTGATCCTGAGTATCATACAATTTACCAGAGTAACTTATGCTGTGAAATTCTTTTACCTACTAAATCCTTTAAACGTTTGGATGACAGCGATGGTCGTATTGCTCTTTGCACATTGGGCAGTATCAATTGGGGTTCGTTCCGTAATCCAGAAGATATGCGCCGTGCTTGTCGCATATTGCATCGTAGCCTCAATAACATTCTTGACTATCAAGACTTTCTATCCATTCAATCTAAATTATCAAACGATGAGATCAGACCTCTTGGAATTGGAGTCACTAATCTTGCCTACTGGCACGCCAAACGTGGGTTCAAGTACGGAGAAAAAGATTCCTTGGCTGAAGTCAAGACGTGGATGGAACACTTATCCTTCTACTTAACTGAAGCAAGTGTAGAACTAGCACAAGAACGTGGTCGTTGCGAACATAGCGATAAAACACGTTATGGACAAGGTATATTCCCTTGGGAACTACGTGCTAAGGGCGTTAACGAATTAACAAACTTTGATCCAGAACTTAACTGGGAAGGACTACGTGCTATGATGCGTAGTTATGGTGTCGGTAACGCTACACAAATGGCTGTCGCTCCTGTAGAATCTAGTAGTGTAGTAATTAATTCTACAAATGGTATTGAAATGCCAATGAGTTTAATTTCAGTAAAAGAATCTAAAGCAGGAAGTTTTGTACAAGTCGTTCCCGAGTATCATAGATTAAAAAACAAATATCAAATGATGTGGGATCAAAAAGACTGTGATGGTTACTTAAAAACAGCGGCAGTCATTGCGGCTTATGTTGACCAAAGCATAAGTACTAATACGTTTTATAATCCAGCACATTTCCCTGAGAGAAAAGTTCCAACAACGTTGATTGCTAAGAACTTGATGCAAGCACACTATTGGGGACTAAAGACATTCTACTATAGCTTGATTAATAAAGCAGGTAGTAAGAGC